ACATCCAATTTATCCTGATGGGCCTGTAAAAGCAGTAACTCCATATCCTGCAGGTGTTGCTGGTAAAACAACCGCAACTAACCAAAAAGATTTTTATGGTACTGATGCTTACAACAAATGGTTCAAGCACGTAACTAGACTTGCTGGATTGGTAGGATATTCTTTACTTAATTTTGCTGATTTAAAAGATGATAAAAAACAATCAACTAAAGATTTATCAAACGAAAAGAAACCATCAACTAATACAATAGAAGAAGATATTAAATTACCAGTAAACATAGGAGATACAATTCTAACTGGTAGATTTAAAAACAAAAAAACAATCATCAAAACAATTGGTAAAGATGAACATGGGATGCCAACTATAAATGGTAGAAAGGTAGTAAACTTTAGAATTGTTAAAGAGGGTACTATTAATGAAATTCCAATGGCTGATTTGGTGAAGATTGATAAGTATGCTGATAAACAACTTAATCCAGTAGATATAGTTCTAACTGATAAACATTTCTTCGATAGGTTAACTGACCCACGAAACAAAAAAGAAATATCACAAGCTGAATTAATTGGATTCTTTAAAAGATTAGGAAAAAAGAAAAAAGAATTTGTAAACTTCCTCAATCAGTACAATCAAGTTGTAGCAAAAGATAATAGAACAAATCTTAATATTCCATTTATGAAACAAGCGAATAAAGTAATCGCTAAAACCATAATGAGAAAAGATGATTTTAAAACATCAGACCCAGAATATAAATTTGAATCATTACCAACTAAAGTTACTGATAAGTTTAAAGCTGTAAAAAGTGGTAAACCTTCATCAGAAGCTGAAAAAGATTTTAATAAACATCATCAAACATCTGCAATTGCAAAAAGAGGTTCATTGGCTGAACCCGATACTATTGATTTTGATGATGATGGAAAAACACCAGGTCATCAAAACAAAGAAAAGGATACTAAGAAAAAAGGTTACGAACCTGTAACTGAAAAAGTAGTAGGTAATAAAATTGTATGTGATAAGTGTGGTTGGAATTGGAAAATATCAGAAGGTGGTAACGATTTATACATTTGTCATAAATGTGGTAATGATAACACTCCTAAGTTAAGTGAAGGATTACTATTAGAAGGTGGAGCATATGGACATATGAATCATCCATTCGATACAGAAATTAATTTAACGTTTGGACAACTTAAAGATATTGTAAATAAAGCATTAGAAGGAAACTTAGATTTAGCTAGAGAAAAGACAGATGGTCAAGCATTGGCAGTTAGTTGGAGAGATGGAAGATTAGTTGCGGCAAGAAACAAGGGACATTTGAAAAACAAAGGTGAAGGTGCATTAGATATTAATGGTGTAGCGATGAAGTTTGCTGGTAGAGGAGAATTGGAAAAGGCGTATAACTTCGCAATGAAAGATTTAACGAAGGCAATATCTAAGTTGAGTGAGAAACAAAAAGATAAGATTTTCAAAGGAGGAGCTTGTTTTATGAATTTAGAAGTTATCTATCCAACTTCTGTTAATGTAATACCTTATGGTCAAGCACTACTCGTATTTCATGGGACTATGGAATACAACGTTGATGGTATTGCCATTGGAGAAAATCAAGAAGCTGCAAGAACACTTGCGGGAATGATTAAACAAGTAAATGCTGATGTACAATCTGCATATACTATTTCTGGTCCTCCAATTAATCAATTACCTAAATCAAACGATTTAAGAAAACTAAAAGGTTCTTATAATTCTAAGATATCAAAATTACAATCTAAATTCAAATTAAAAGATAACGATGGAATCGCTGATTATCATCAAGCTTTTTGGATGGATTTTGTAAATAAGAAATCTCCAACTAAGTTAGATAACAAAACTCTAATGGGATTAGTTAAGAGATGGGCATTCTACGATAAATCATTTAGATTAGATAGGAAAAATCTAACTGATGTAAAAACAATGGAATGGGCAAGGGGAATTGATAAGAATGACCACGCTAAAATGGCTAAAGATAATATTAGACCATTCGAAGATATCTTCTTAGGTATCGGAGCAGATATACTTTCATTTATGAGTTCAGTATTAGCAGCTAACCCTGATAAAGCAGTTAGGGATATGAAAAAGAGACTGGATAAAACAATTCAAGATGTTAAGAAATCAGGCGATGTTAAGAAAATTAATAAACTTAAATTAGAACTACAAAGGTTGAACGCTATTGGTGGTACTAATAAGATAGTTCCTAATGAGGGTATCGTATTTGTATATGGTGGTAAGACTTTCAAACTTACTGGAACATTCGCTCCACTCAATCAGATACTCGGTTTATTTTACGAATAGTAAAAAATCCAATACTTATATATATGAATATATAAGTTACAAAATATGGCTGAGAAGAAATTCAATAAAAAATATATGCACCCAACTCGTAGGAAGTTGGTAAATATGATTCAAACTGGAGAATATCAAAAAGATACTCAAGTTTCACTATCTGGTATTAAAGAAACTACCAAACGAAATATTGGTGATATTTGGGAAGAAGATGGTATTGTTTACGAACAAAAATCATATGGTAAGGTAAAACAATCTAAATTATCAAACGAACTTTCTAAGGTTAGAAAGTATTTAGAAGAACAATCTAAGTGTAAAGCAGATGATTGTGAAACCAACAACTATTCAAGAGCAGATAAAAAGTTAATAAGTAAAACTACATTTTGTGGAGTTTGTTTAGCTAAAAAAGAACAACAAATTAAATTAGATGGATTATGGGAAGCATATGAAGAATATAAGATATATTCTAATATGGCTGCATATGGTACTGATACAATGGAAAAGTGGAATCAAGCATTACATGAAGTTTCCAATATTCACGAATACATCAACGATGATGGTTCGGTTGAGAAGTGGGCATCTAATGAAGATGTACAAACACTAAGAACTCAGATTGAAACCGATATCGAAAATGGTAAAAAGGAACTTACTGAAGTTATAGAAAAAAGAAATACAGCCTACATGAAATTAAAACCTATGAACTATGAATTGGTTAAAGAAATTTGATTTAAAGACTATAATGATAATGATACTATGTGTGGTATTGTTATTTAGAAGTTGTGGTGGTGGTGAAGAAGAAGAAAAAGAAATAATAAACGTAGATGGTAAAGATTACGAACTGTTAGAACAAAAAACAGATACCATATATGTAGAAAAGGAAGTTAAAGTAACAAAGTATGTACCAAAGTACATTACAAAAGAAATAATTAAGGAAGTAGAGATACCAATAGATGTAGATTCACTTGCAATTATTAAGGATTACTTTTCAAAGATAACAGTTAAAGATACATTAAATTTAACATACGATTTTCCAAATGTAGTTACCGATTCATTAGGTAACAAACCAAGTGGAGATTTAGGATTTGGTATTCTAACTGATGTCATTTCACAAAACTCAATTGAATCTAGAGAAATAGATTGGTTCTTTAAAATTCCAACTGTTTATAATACAACGATTGTGAAAGAATTACCAAAGAATGAATTCTATTGGGGTATTAATGGTGGATTTAATAAATCTGATATTATTAGTAATGTTGGTGGAGGATTAATCCTAAAAAGTAAAAAGAATAATTTATATCAATTAGGTTTAGGTATTCAGAATAATTCTAACACCTCACAGCTAGCACCATTTGTTAGTGCTGGTATGTATTGGAAGATAGGAAAAAAATAAATTTAGTTTGGCTAAAAAAGCATCATTAAAAGAAATAATCGCGGTAGAGTACAAACGTTGTGCATCTGACCCTATTTACTTCATGCGAAAGTATTGTATGATTCAACACCCTGTTAGGGGTAAGATACCGTTCCAATTATATCCATTTCAAGAAGAAACATTAGTTGACTTCAAAGACCATAGATATAATATTATTCTCAAATCAAGACAAACTGGTATATCAACATTAACTGCAGGATTTTCTTTGTGGAAAATGCTATTCAATGATGATTTTAATTGTTTGGTAATTGCAACAAAACAAGAAGTAGCAAAAAACTTAGTAACTAAGGTTAGGGTAATGAATCATTATCTTCCTTCTTGGTTAAAACTAACAACAGTTGAAGATAACAAACTATCTTTAAGATATTCAAATGGTTCTCAGATTAAAGCAACTTCAGCCGCTGGTGATGCTGGTCGTTCTGAAGCACTATCCCTTTTGGTATTTGATGAAGCTGCATTTATTGATAAGATTGAAGAAATATGGATATCTGCTCAATCTACATTATCTACGGGTGGAAATGCAATCATTTTGTCTACTCCAAATGGTGTAGGTAATTTCTTTCATAAAACTTGGGTAGGTTCTGAAGATGGTACAAATGGATTTAATAATATTAGATTACATTGGAGTGTACATCCAGAAAGAGACCAAAGTTGGAGAGATGAACAAGGTGTTTTATTAGGACCAAAGGGTGCAGCGCAGGAATGTGATTGTGATTTTGTTTCTTCTGGTGATTCAGTTATTGACCCACAAATACTTCAATTCTATAAAGAGACCTATGTACAAGAACCACTTGAAAAGGGTGGCTTTGATGGAAACTTATGGAAATGGCAATTTCCTGATTATACAAAAACTTATATAGTTGTAGCAGATGTTGCTCGTGGTGATTCTTCGGATTACTCTGCTGCTCATGTTATAGATGTTGATGCATCTGAACAAGTAGCTGAATATAGAGGTAAGTTGGATACCAAGGATTTTGGTAATTTCTTAGTATCTCTATCAACTGAATATAACAATGCTTTGTTGGTTATTGAAAATGCAAATATCGGTTGGGCAACTATTCAACAAGTGATTGATAGAAATTATGGTAATCTTTATTATATGAGTAAGGATTTAAAGTATGTAGATATCGAACATCAGCACTCAAATAGATATAGGTCACAGGATAAAAGTATGGTGGCAGGATTCTCAACTACTTCTAGAACAAGACCTTTGATTATTTCTAAGTTAGAAGAATATGTTAGAGAAAAATCAATCACAATACGTTCAGTACGAACTATTGATGAATTATTTACATTTATATGGATGAATGGTAGAGCTGAAGCTATGAGGGGTTATAATGATGATTTGACTATGAGTCTTGCAATTGCACTTTGGGTAAGAGATACTGCTTTGAGATTAAGACAAGAAGGTATTGATTTAACAAAAAAGTCAATAGATGGTATATCGTCACATACTTATAGTGGAATATATGGTGGTAGTGATGATAATGAGAATCCTTGGCAGATGAAAATCGGTGATGAAATAGAGGATTTAAGTAAATGGTTATAAATTAAAAGTTTTATATTTATATAGTATAGGTTAATTATAGGATTAA